ATCAGGATTTGCCGTAAGAACCGATGTCATAAAGGATAGTACATCAGCACCAACTCCTAAAAATATCTCCTCAAATCTCATTAGATTTTGTTTTGATATTTTTTGCTGGTCTTGCTTATCTATTTTTTCTGCCCAATCTTTTAATTTTATATCCTGTATTGTATTAATACGGAATGATTTATCATTAAACGCCCATCGTTTAACCAATCCTATTTTTTCTTGAGTATCTAATTTTTTTGCACCTTTTTCTACAAATTGAGTCCACCAAGCCTGATGATAATCAGCCACACCATCCGAATCAGATAAACCAAATTCTGATTGTAATTTTGAAATCATACTTAAATACTTTCCTTTTAATTTTGAAAGTTCTTCTGATTTAGGGAGTTTGTTTATTGGTGGTCCTTGTATTGTATATTGAGATTGTACATGTGCGTTTACTTGCTTAATCATACCACTCAATATAGTTGCTGCTTGTTGATTCTCTCCGATAATCACACCATCATTATCGTATTCAAACGTACCATGAAATACTAATAGTGGTTGGTTGTATGGGATTACGTTTACCGATGTTGGATATATTACTTCCAAATTCATAAAACACGCACCACCTTTAAATATTTTTTGTCTTTGTGGTTCTGATAGTGAACCGATTGCTTTTGATAAATCACTCATAGCAAAGTTGTAAGCATCGGTTAATCCACCTCTACCAGCAAACTTATCTGCTACCTGTCCTATTGTCATAGCACCCTCACCTTTGTTCTTTAGGTGTGATTTGTTACGAGCCGCAACTAATCTACCATTTACCCAACTAACTGCCAATGCTTGTCCATCAGTCTTTTCTCTTGCTAATTCTAAATCACCATTAAGAGCATTAGTTACAATTTGTTTTAAATCACCAAAGGTAAGATTCATTTCAATATCAAATGGATGATTCATGTGACCATACGCCCCACCTTCCATTAATAGAGATTCATTTATACTTTCTTTTTGTAATTTATCAATTTGCTTTCTAAGTTTATCTATTTCAGCTCTAACTTTCATTTGAGCTGGAGATTTTGGCATCATCTTAAAAGCCTTATTATATAATACTACTAATTGTTTTTCTAAATCAGTAACAGATGCACCTTCTTCTATTGGTTCGTATTCTTCACTACCATCACCATCCAATTTTGATTTTAATTTCTTAGCATCATTTGGATTTGGTGCCCCATTAATATATCCACCAGGTAAACTCAAACCAATACCAGCTCCACCACCAAGTCCCATCTCATCCAATAAATTATCAAAATCTTCAACTATTTCTTTTATATCTTCTTTTGAAATTATTTGAGGTTTTTGATTTTTAGGAAGTTCCCAAAATCTTTTAGCTTTTTTAATTGCTTTCTTTGGTTCAGTTTCTTGCCAGTCTTCTACCTTATGTGGGTCATCTGCTGGATTCAATGTACTTTGAACTACATTTTTTAATTTATATACTGCTTTTCTGAATTGGGTTTCAGTATCTTTTGTTTTACCTCTACCTCTCATAGTATCTGCTTTCGGAGTATCTATTTGTGTATATCCACCCTGCTTATACCAGTTTTCAGGTTTAGCTTTATTCAGTATTCTTTTTTGTCCATCTGCAACAAATGAAGTATCAGGCTCATCGCCAGCAGTCATACCTGCATTAGATGCTGCTTCTTTTAATTCTTCTTTTTTAGGTATTCTAAATGTTACTGCTTTCTTACCATTAATAGTTGGCATTCCCCACTCATCAGTTCCTATATTTTTAACAACAACTTTTTTGTTTTTAAATTTACCCATTAATAAAGTATCACCAACTTTTACATTTAGTTTAATTTCTTCATTAATACATTCTTTTAATTTCTTTAATTTAAGAGTAATTAGTTTGAATATCTGCTCATCAAATTTAGGATATGCTTTTGTAAAATTTTTCTTTCTTTCTTCTTCACTACCGGCACTTAACCAATATCTAACATCAGTACCACTAATAGCATTAGGTTGAGCAGGGGATGCATAAACATATCCTTTATCCAAATACCCAGCTTCAACTTTACCTTTATATGGAGTAAAGTATTTACCACTTAAGCGTGATGAATCCTTTTCACCTACCACAGTTATAAAACCAGTAGTTTCTGAATCAAATTTATTAAGTATTTCTTGTGGAGCGTATGGGTTTTTGATTTGTACAATCTTATTTGATGAGATGCCAAACATCTTCATCATTATTGATTTCTTTTCCTTAAACCCAAATGGAGATTTTTTATTATCAGTTACATCGGATGTTCCTATGTAAACATTATCTTTTCCAAATTTCTTTACTAAGTGGTCATACGTTGCGTAGTGGCCCTTATGAAATGGTTGAAAGCGGCCAGAATAGACAACAACTACTTTGTCCATTTGGTCCGCTTCTCCCAATATTGTTTCTATCAAAAATTGTGTTAATCCTTTCATATAGTTTTCTTACTATATAAATATTAAGATTAATCTTTTACAACTTTCACACCACTAGCTTCTGCAGCTTGTTGTCTTTGTTGTTCTGCTAATTGCTTTCTAGTTGGTGCACCGGGTTGATACTGAATTGTACCATTTTGTAAATCAATTCTACCTTGCGGGTATTTATCTTCCAATGCATCAATTACATCTCTTAATTCAGAATTTAGTAATTTAAACTCATCTTCTCCTTTTTCCAAAAATTCATCCATTCTTACCAAGTCTTCGTTCATTTCTCTCTTACGAACATGGATTTGTCCAAATTCTACAATTAAAGAATTGATTTTTTGATTTAAATCAGTAATTGATTTTAAAACATCTGCTTCAATTTTAGCAGTTTCAATAGTAATTTGTTGTTGTTGCGGTATGTTATCTAAACCTGCCATAATATTATTTTTTTATTGTTTTGTATATATAAGTATATTATTTTTTTATTTTTTAAACACAGAAACTCCTTTTTCTTTCACAACCTCACCGGCACAATAATTTCCCCAATCAATAGATACACCAATATCTTCCGAATCTAAATACCTTGCTACAAATCCTGCTACAAAGGTATCACCAGCTCCACTTACATCTGCGTTTTCTATTGGAATAACTGGATATGTTATATGTTTGTATGCCGTTCCTGTTTTGTCAAGTGTACATATAATTTTATCAAACAACCATTCATTATCTCTTATTACATCTTTACTAACTTCCCACTCTGTTCGGTTTACTTTGATAAATTTTAAATCCTTACACCAATCACCCAATTTTTTTTTAGTATCCAAAATAACCAAAGGATGTATAGAGGCTATTGTATCAATATCTTCTTCTGTTAAGAATCCTTTACAATAATCAGATATTATAATTGCTGAGTATTGTTTCAAATCAGGTAAATCGTTCATATTAATTCTATTAACGGAATCGTTCTCATCTACTCGTAAATACAATTCATTTGTATTTTCATTAACATAACGAGTTTTTATTATATTACCATTATCAGAAAACATATCAACATCAATACCCATAGCTGATAAATTATTTGTTGTGTTAGCTGCCATACCAACCCCATATTTTTCATAATTAGGAACAAATACAGGACCTTTCCCTTCTGGGGATTTTCTATCCGATGTTCCGTATATAAAAATATCCGTGCAACTCTCTCCTATAACTAATACTCTATTCATCCTCTAAAAGTTTTGTGGTACTAAATCCATCTAATTTACCAAAGAATTTTATTTCTTTTGCATGCTCTCCACCAATAATAGGTTTGTACATATACTCATCGCCAATTACAAATATATCAGGTTCGTATTCTTGTAAATGTTTTCGTAAAGAAGCATCACTATCAAATACTACAATTTTATCTACTCCCTCTATTTGTAATAAATTAAATACTCTCTGTCCTTCTGTATGAAATGGTCTTCCCTCTCCTTTCATTTGACGTATTCGTTCATCCGAATCAATACCTATCATCAAATCTCCTAAAGATTTTGCATAATCTATCAATTTAAAATGTCCATAATGAAGTACATCAAAACAACCATTTATCCAAATCTTTTTCATTACAAAAACTTTTCCAATTCCTTAATTACCATTTCCGATGTAATTGATTTTGTACATTCAAATTGTCTTTCAGTACCTTTATGGTCAGGACACCAATTCCAATCCCCAGCATCCAATCTCAATCTATTAAAGCATCCTTCACATTTTCCTTTTGGAGCTGCTATTCTGATACAATCTTGCATTTCAGCCCAATCGTATGAGAATCCACTAATTAATACCGTTGGTACATCCAATGCCCAACTTAACCAACTTAAACCACTACCAATACCAATAAATGCTTTTGATTTTTTCATTTCATCCATAACCAATTCTAATGGTCCGTTTGGATGCTTAACAATTCCAGTTGGTAATACATTACCCATATAGTTATCACCCTCTTTTGAAAGTAATTTCACTACATAACCTTTATTATTTAACCAATCTACTACATCTTGCCATCCGGTTGAATTATTCCAAAATTTAGATTGAGCTGTTCCGTGAATACCAATACACACTTGCTTATAGTTTGAATCAACAATTGGATTTCTTTCTTTTAATTTTGGTTTAATTTCTCTATATGGTAATCCTAATATATCAGAACACATTTTTTGCATAGTTTGTGTTTTTGGGTCTATTGGATTTTTATAAATGTTTATTGTACTATCTTCGTTATAAAATAAACCAATAGCATACATAGCATAAAGGTTTTCTACATTATTACCAGGTTTTACAAATTCAATGTTTGGATATTGATTTTCAAACATTTCATTCATAAATGTAGAAGCAATCATTTTACAATTGTGAATCTTTCCAAATTCTTCAACGTATGCAATCCAAGCTAAACTATCACCCAATGCCTTTGAATCCAATGCAACATAAACTCTTTTATTTTCTGCGTTATATATGTGTTCAAACCAAAGTTTTCCATTTTCATATATTTCAATTTTCCATTCAATGAAATATTCTAAACTACATTTAGTCCACATATTTGTACTTATTTCGGTAGTATATAAAACCCGTCCAGTTTTATTATCCAAAAATCTCACATTGTATGTAGATTGTTTAGGTCCTTTTATTTCAAGAAAGGCACCTCTAACAAAATGAAAATAAACTTTATTATCAATGTTAGCTTTGTTATTTAAATTTTTAACTAAATTATCGTATATCATTAACTCCAAGTTTTAACTGTTAAATCCAGTAATGAAAATCCTTCTGCTTGCTTACTATATACTTTATTTGTTGTATATCGTTTCATAGGATGGTGATAGAATACGTGATTAAACCAAAGGTCACCTACATCCCAACCACAATCTACAATCCTATCCATCCACCAACTTTTTGTTCGGTTTGGTATTAAGTAAGCATGTGCAAGGTCTTGGTTAGCTCCGGTTTGTGAAAACATTTCATCTATTTTATGTTTTTCTCTGGATGGATTATTTGCAAATGATACAAAGTATGCATCATCTCTCTCTGAAATAAAACATGCCTTGTGAATAGCTTCAACAAATTCTTCTAATCCAGTATAGATAAAAGCATCTGCCTCAAATATCAAAGTATAATCATAGTTTTCCTCATCAATAGTTTCTAATGCGTTCCTATGTGCTAAATAACATCCATAGTGTCTACCAGTCATCCAACCTAAACCAGCGCCAGGGTATAACTCACCCGGCTTATTATCTTTACTTATATGTTCAGGCCTTCTACAATTTTCAGCTGGTGGTATTCCTTCATATACTTCATTAATAATTGGTTGATAATCTATACCATACTTACTTAATTGTTGTAGTGATTGAATAGAAACTCTTTCTCTCATATCATTAGGTCTGGTCAGCATGTGTTTAACCTGAATACGAGGTTTTCTTCTTACGAATGAACGAAATCCTTGCTGAAACTGTCCATAAAAATACTCGTTTGCTGCTTGAGTAACTCCATGAAATACACCATAATCATCTCCACTAATTATACCACCCGGCTTTACTTTGTTGTACCAAACTTTTAAATCTTCCATTAAAGCTTCGTAAGAATGCCCAGCATCAATCATAATAAAATCAATACTTCCATTTGCAAAATTATTAGCTGCATTTTTCGATGTATCTTTTATTGTATTAAATCTACCATAGTTATCGGATAAGACTGTATTATCTATGAATTCATAAAATATATCCCCACTAAATGCTCCAACTATATTTTGATGTAATTGTTCATCATCCGTTCCTTTCCAAGTATCAATTGATGTAAAATTAATATCTTTACCAGATTCTTTTATTTTTGTTGCTAAATGATTTGTAGATTTTCCAAACCAAGCACCCACTTCAACAAATGTTTCACCTCCGCTAGCAATATCAACTATATTATTATATAATTCAGAATATGCAAACCATCCCGGTATTTCATTAAATTCAGGTTGTAATTTTTCTAAAATAATTCTTTTAGTTAATTTCAAATCATCATCAATATAAGTTACTAACGGATTATTATCGTATGTATCTAAATAAGTGTGTAACTTTCTGAATATAGATGGTAATTTATAACTCAATGCTTCCTTTACGGATAGTGGATTTAATTCTAATTTAGAACTGAAATAAAACATATCACATGCTGAATAGAATGTATCTACATCATCTCTCTCACCCCATATTACACAATTATCAGGTTTATATTCCATTATGGGTTTCCAATAATGTTCAAAGTTGCCTGCCTGATTTCCTACAAAGTGAAACTTAATTTTATATTTTTCTAACTGCCTTGCTATCGAAAATATTTCAGCTTGGTTTTTACCAGGTGAAAATAAACCAACATTAAGTACATGCGTATAAGTTGGGTCTAATCCTAATTCTTTTTGTGCGGCCTCTTTATCGAATGTATAATCTTCTATTGGATACTCCCATATAGCAGTTTCAATTCCCAATGGTTCAAATCTTTGCCTACTCCATTCGGATACCAAAACATATTTGTCTGGATGATATACTATTTCAGATGGATTTGTATATGAACCATGAGTTGATGCTAAAATAAAATACTTTCTATCTTTTGAAAATATCTTTTCAACTATATCAATAGGTAAATCAAATTCAGGTATTTCTTGAAAGTGAATTATATCAGGAGAAAATATTCTAATTATATCAAATATTTCTCTTTTATTTTCACCAAGTGTATGTACAGGAACTAATGATTTAATTCTATTTTTTTGAACTACAAAAGCATTCCCTCCACTATTATTTATTTCAACAACTTCAATTTCAAAGTCATTAATAAAGTGTTTTATCTGCTTAAATGTGTATTGTGGTTGCCCTCCCGTTGAAAGATGTGGGCAGACATAAAGTAACTTTTTCTTTGCCATATTGTAACAAATATACGAATTTATTTTTGAATTACCAAATTTATTTTTTTAGAAAGTAACAGTACCTTCTAATAAATCAATCTCTCCATTAGGATATTGCTTTTCTAAATCAGATAATACAGAGTTTAATTCTTTATTTGTATTTTCAAATTCCGATTCCACAACAGATAATAATTTCTCTAATTGTTTTGCTTCTAAGTGTAGCTGCCCTACATTTATGATAAGTTCGTTTTTTCTTGTGTTAAGTTCTTTAAGTTTTTCTACTAAAGAAGATTCCAATTTTTGTATTTGCTTTTCCATATTTTTGTTTGTATATAAATATATAAAAATTTATAAAGAACCACTTATTTGTGCTTCTAATCTTTCTACTTTTTGTGATAATTCTTGCAAAGCTTTCCAAAGTACGAATACTAATTCTCCTTTAGCAATACCAGAAGTCATCCATAGTTTATCTCCTTCTGGATTATCAGGGTTATCAAACCAATCATAATCCACAAATTCTTCCAAGCCAGCACCTTCTAATTCTTCTGCAATAACTCCTATTTGTTGAGGTCTATGTTCTTTCTCCGCATCTACTTTCCAATAGAAACTTCGTATAGGAGTATTATTTACAGCTTCCAATAACGATGGGTGTGTCCAATTTTGAATATCTTCTTTATATCTTCTTGCTGATGTATTTCTACCCAACTTCCATTGAGATAGAGAAAATTCCATATCTCTAATAGTACCACCCAAATCACCCGAACCAGGAATGTTTACCATTTGAACAGTAGGTCTTAGAGTTCCACCAACGTTATGAGTAGTACATGCACCACCATTTGCACCGGGATTCCAAGACAAAGTACCAGTACCCATTTCAATATTATTACCATTCATAGCAATTTTACCAGTACTAGCTGCTATATTAATAGCAGTACCAGTAGTAGTTCCGGATAATTGAATCAATGTGTTTGCTGTATCTCCTGCAAGTGATATAAATCCTTTTCCATCTATAATTGGAATAGATGCCGAATCCTCCCTTCTTAATTTGATAAATCTATTAACAGAACTTGCAATCTGAATTCCTTTATTAGTTAATTCAACAATATCGACATTCGCTGCTGCACTTATTGGATTTGGTGTTACCATATATGCACCTATCTCAAATTGAGGAGTACCATATCCACCACCATAACCAACATCGTATTGATACCCATCTGCTGCTATGAATGTTTTAAAAGTATATGATGTTGAACCTGCTTCAGGTGCACTAAATTGGAAATTTCCACTATATCCAGAAAAACTTGCATAACTTTCATCAACACCACCATTCCAATACGCACTATTTAGTATTACTTCCTGTACTAAAGTTGCTCCATTATAAATTCGATATCCCCAATATACACTTACACTACCTTGACGATTAAATGCGGATATTACCGAACCTTGACCCGGCCAAGATACAGATGCATCGATATAAGTACCGGCTGTTACCGAAAAGGATTGTCCACTACTTTCTGAATCAATATTAATATAAGTTGAAGCCGCAAAAGATTGAAAGTACGATAACGTTTCAGAGGAAAGGGTGATACCAGAACCAGCCAAATCAGTTAATTCTCCAAAATTCACTTTTAGTTTAGTAGTACCACTTTCTTTAATTGCAATACCGGGAAGTGATGGGTCAAGGAAAATTCTACTATTAACATCTCTAAGAATATTATTTTCAACAGTCCAACTACCAATAGAACCACCACTAGCATTAATTACACCAGATATACTTGCATTTGATACGATTAATCCGCTAGGTCCCAATTCAAACCCATATCCAATTAAACTACCAGTTCCATTTGTGGATGTCATTGAAATTGCCACAGCTCCAGCACCAACACTTACAGTATCAGTAAATGTACCAGTTGCTGCACTTATATCTCCTTTAAAAGCTGCATTTCCTGCAGAATCTACTTTAAACCCTTGAGTTTTTATTGTACTACCTGCCAAATCTATAAATGTACCAGCGGATGAATATCCACCAGTTCCATCAACAAAGTTTGTAGATTGAATAGCCGTACCTGCAAACATATTTGCTACAATTACACCAGGTCCAATAAATGTGGTTGCATTTCCACTATTAATAGAACTAATAGCCGCCATTGCTCCTAATGAACCACTTAATGCATTTACAGCTACTGCCGTATTTGCTGCTGCTATTTGAGTTGCCGTAAATGAACCAGATGCAACCGAACCACTTACTGCTTGGGATGTTGCTGCGTTACCACCTGTTACAGTTATATCGCCAGCTATTTCTAATCCACTACCATTCCATCTAAGGTATCTATCACCTCCTGTATTTTTAATAGAGAATCTACCAGTAGTACCACTTGCTCCCTGCTCATAAATTCCTAAGAAAATACCAGGTCTATCATATCCAATTACACTACCACCAGGATTTAAAGAAGAACCGGCAGTACCAGATGTACCAATAGTTGCGTTTTGTCCGATAGCGATATATGGGTCGGTTCTACCTCCAGCAATTACAATATTTGCAAATGCACCAGTACCATTTTTAGTACCAACATTAATTGTATTCTTAACATAAGATTCTTCAAATATTGCAATCTTAGCTGCCACAAAGAATTCTTCCTCACCTAAATATTCCCACCAAGCATTAGTACCATCAACAGTTGGTGCATGGTAATTAACTAATACACCATTGTTATCATAAGTTGCAGGTCCACTACCACTAATTGCTGCGTAATATTTTACTGTGTCTTGCGTTGCTAAATAGGTAACCGCATCTCTACGATTGTTTGTTGTTTCAACTTGTCCAATATAATCAATTGTAGGTGCCCATTCACCTCTCATTACAATACCAGGTCCTACTGCTCCTTCAAATTGAACTGATAGTGATTGTGTTTTATATATCGTTTGTCTACCTTCACAATTAATACCATAAACAATTTCAGCAGTTGGATTATTTTCAGGATCGGACCAAGCTGTAATACCTGGCATTGATGCTGGAGTTCCACTTAATAAACTACCTACTATTAAAGTACCATTGTTTAAAGTAATGTGTGATGATTTTGATGTAACTTCAACCGTACATTGATATTCGTATGATGAACTACCATAGGCATCGATTTGAGCTCCTGTAAATCCAGAAGGTTTATTTGTTAATTCATAATTTCCTCTATATGCTCTTATTATATTTGAGGTTGAACCTAATTCAAGCTCACCGGATACTCTATAAACCGCAGATGAATTTTCATTCTGCATCTTAACATCATACGGAGCGGGTTCGGTAAATTGAACTGCAAAAGATTGAGTTATGAATTGAGTTTGTCTAGTAAGAGGTCTACTTATATTATCCGTTGCTACTTGATTTGAATACCCTTCAAAATCAACTTTATAAACAATTTCACCAGTTTTATTTATAGCCGGTTTATCCCAATAGGTTAAATCCGCCATAGCCGCAGGAGTTGTTGTTACTCTATTGCTTGGTAAAGTAATCCAAGGAGATTTATAAAATATAGATGCAGATGAGTATCCTAATATACCAATTAAGTTATATAGATAATCATAATCAGTTGCTTGTGGTGCTGGGTAGTTTCCCGAAGTTACGTTTATTAATGGACTTGTACCTTTATATGTTGGTAACTTTATGGCAGTTCCGTTTAAATCAGTATCAAATAGTTCTGCTTTTATTGATGTACTTTCATTGGTTGCTGATATTTTGTATGCATCTGCTCCAGCTTTAATACCAGCAATTGTAAGTTGCCCCTCCGCTCTATATGGATTTAATACAGATGATGTATAAGGGTTTCCATCGGTAATTTTAACTTTCCAAGTTTTATTTTCTTCAGGTCCTGCGGCATCCGTACCAGGTATAAAAAATACCTTTTCAGTTATACCAACTCCTTCGTAATATGGTCCATCATAAAGAGTTTCAGCTCCATCAGTATCAACAAAGAATAAACTAAACCATGCAGAACCAGTTGTGTTAAATGCAGTTGCTTTAAGTTCAACATCACCTTCAGGAGAAACTCTATATCCATCTCTATCATAATTTATAGTGTATGGATTTGCTTTTAATTCTACTGTTCTAGCATTTGGTACTGATACATTCTTTGTAAATGTTTGTGTACGAGTAAAAACAGATGATGTATATTCATGTCCACTTCCCAATGCAAATGGATATACTTGAATTGTATAAAGTGCACTTGCCGAAATGTATGGATAATCAAATCTATTAAATGATGCAGTTGCTGATAATGTTCCCAAATTATTTGGCACAGTATTCAATGATGCAGTTCTTATATTCCATATAGAACCACCTCTAGTTTCAATTGAATTTATTTTCCAAGTACCAGGATGTTGAGATGATGTATATATTAAAAAATCATCACCTTCTTTTACCTGTAACGTTGTATTTGTAGGAGAGTATCCTACCGGAGCTACATACCCAACTTCGTTTGCTGTTAATGTTACGTTTGGTGGGGTTATTAAGATTTGAATTGGTGGGGGCCCTTCCAATACTTTTGTATATGGTTGAACGACACTAGCAGTATAAACCGATGATGTATAATATGGTCGAATTTCCAATGGATAGGTAATACTACCACTTAAATTAATAAATCCAGAAGATGCACTTATTATCAACGATTCAGTATATGCATTATCAAAATAAACTAAGCCACCAGTTACATTTGATGAAAATATAGAAGCTGTTGCTATATGGAATGTACCGGGCTTTCTACTTCCAGTAAATGCCAAATATCTAGAACCTTGCTTTAATTTAATATCAGTTACCGTTGGTTTATAATCATTAACAATACCTCTTGAATTTGCTGCTAATGTTACTGCCGCCGGATTTACTTCAAATATAATACTTTCATCACCAGGTTTTCCTTCCGGTATTATTGTAAATAGTTTATCAACCGATACCGATGCAGAAGTCCAAGGTTCAGTATAAACAAAGCTTGTTATTAATTGTTTACTTTGAGATACAGCCAATCCTAATGGATAAGTTGCTGCGTTTCCTCTTGATGGTATTATATTTCCAAATTCATCATAAGCAACAACACTTATATTTGGGTCACAACTATGAGTTACATATTGAACCCAATATTCAGGAACAAAATCTTCATTAATTGACATCGATGGATATACCTCAAATGAACAACTTAATGGTGAATCAAATTGGCCTCTTTTAAAAAATGATGCAGTAGCTGATGCAAATATTGGAGTAAATTTTGTTTGAGTTCTTGGATTTATTGTAAATGTATCCGCATCATATAAAACAATACCAGCATCCAAACCATCTTGTAAATCGGTAAGAGTTATTGCAGTTAAAATAGATGCTGATGGATTTGATTGTGATACTGGAATCATATACAATGTTCTCTGTCCATCGATAGAATCTCTATTGAATATTGCATTATAATCTATAATACCAGACCCAGTAATACCAGGTTTCAATCCTTTAACCCATCCACTACCACTAGCTTCACTAAGAGTAATATACCTTGAACCGGATTGAACGTGTAATTTTATATTAGAACGTCCGGCCGGTAATCCATTTCTTAAATTTATTTCATTAACACCATCAATACGAATAGCTTGAACTTCTAAAGATGAAGCAGAATCGGAGTTTCTAATTACAGTTCCATTGTAAGGTCTAATTTCGTAATTTACACCACCCTTACCATCTATAACTCTTGTGATAATAATAGTATCTTCAACACCCTCACACTCTGCGGTATATTCTATAAATTGAACTAAAATTTCTTCTAAGCCGGGATCTCTAGAACCAGTAAAATTTTGTACAGTTAAATAAGGTTTATCGGTATTTAAATCATTTAATAAACCAGGAAATTTCCACGAAGTAAATGGTGGTGATATTAAAGAACTACTTAATGGAGTTGTAGCCCAATATGAAGTATCATACATTGAAGATGATAATTCAGTATTAAAAAAATCAAATGAACGAGATGTAAATGTAACCGAACCCGTTAAAAAGTTTTTAACAACATCTATAAAAATAACATTTGGTGGTACAGGATTTCCATTACCAGAACCAGAATCAAATTGAAAATACAAAGATGATGGAATTAATTCCAAGCTTTTGTTAATACGATTTAAGTTACCACCATCAAATGTTTTTGATTCTTCAACAACAACAGGTATATAATTGTTGTTTATATCATAAAATTGAAATAAGAAATCAAATGTTTCTTTTGGTAATGTTCTTGGAACTGGTTGTATAAAGGATATTTCATTTGGAGAAAAAGAACTCTCTTGAGATGCTCTTAAACTTATATCTGATATGTACCAATCATTTCCTTTTACATCAAAATATAATTTAGCATTATTAAATTGTTCTCCTTTAAAATTAGCTGTTATTTGTGATTTTTGTAAAAGAGAATTATCTTCTGTTACAGTTAATATATTTTGTTGAACACCTACATTAGTGGTTGTGTTTCCAAATGTAGATTGCCTAGAACCACTTATATAAACTGATACATAATCCGCTGTTGATATTGTTTGATTTCCCAATCTTACATTAAATGTAAGTGTGTATTCCGTATTTTCGGTTATTTGTAGGGATTTTGATGTAAAGAATTTATTAACACCATTACTATCTAATTTAACAGAATTATATAAATAATTTTGATTAAACGCTGTTGTTAAATTGTTTGAAGATGTTACCCAATAATTTTTAAAATTAAATGGGTCAAATATACCATAGAATTCTTCATTTTTAGTTGTTGATTCTAAATCCTTTAACAACTCATTTGATTCTAATTGAATTTCTTGTATGAATTGATAATCGGCTAAATCAGATTGAGATTTTCTAAATATCTTTACTCTAGCAACATCACCCACAAATGTAGTTAAATCAGTAATATTAATTTTAGCAAAAGAACCAGTTAAAGCTGTTTTTAAATTATCAATACCCTCCACATAATTAAAAGATGCTGTATATCTTTGATTTGAAAAATCTTGCACAATACCATTTATCGTATATGGATTTGTTACAGTTAAATCAGTTTTACTTATTACATCATCTGCCAGAGCTATGAATCCCAAATCAGTAAATTCAATGGTAGTTCCAACAACAGAACCAGTCCATGCTCCACCATCATTTATTTGAATTAAATAATTTGTTGGTAGTGTATAATCCGTAAGTTTTTCACCTTGACCAGGTGTTTGTGCAAATCCATCTACAAAACCTTTCTGAATTATTGGGGTTACTACATTTGAAAATATTGGTTTTACTATCTCATCAATTGTAACTTCCGGTCTTCTATAAAATCTTACTTTATCTTCGTTTGAAAGTAATCTATTTACTTTAAACTCTTTTTCCCATTTAAGATTATATACATTTTTCCATTCTTCAGGTATTTGTTGTAAAACACCACCTTCATCTAAATAAGTTTTTAATTCACCTAGTATTGTTATCTTTGCAGTACCAATTGGTGTATCTTCATATACATAAACAGCAACTAATTTAGATGTACCTTCATAATATTCAGGTACACCATTACCTGGCTCGTAATATATAGGATTTCCATTTACATCTAGTATTTGAATCTTTATTTCAGTTGATTCCATTAAATGTTCAGACCCTTCAATCAAAAACCCATTTTTACCTCCAGTAAATGTATCTTTAAATTCAGTTACCTTAAAGTAAGTTGAATTTGGATTAGTATCTACTAAAAATGTTTGAAATGTAGTTAGATTTTGAGTGAGGTTTTCCGCAAATTTCTTTATTACTGCCATAGTGTGCTTATATTATTCTATAATAAATATTTACTTAAATTTTTTATGTTTATAATTATATTAGAATTCTAAAGAAAACTAAAGAAACGTTATGAAAAAATACGCAATGATACAAATTGATGCCGATGTACATCAATTATTAAAGGAATTTTGTAAAGAGAAAGGATATAAAATAAGCGGGTTAATTGAAACCCTAGTAAAAGAAAAAGTGGAGTCCTCAAAGAAGACCCCACTTAAAAATGTGTTACCTGTTACTAAAAATTAATCTTGCTGAATCCTTCTTCTTTTTTAATTTCAATAAGACCATCTACAATATCTCTCATTTGTTCTAAGTGAGAAATAACCCATATAAAATCAAATTGAGTTTTAAGATACTGCATCATCATAAAGAGAGATGATAGGTTATCTGCATCCAATGTACCAAATCCTTCATCAATAACTAAGAAGTTTGGTCTAGGAAGGTTACAAATGTTAATTAGAGCCACTCTAATCGCTAATCCCGATATAAACTTCTCCATACCACTACACATCTCTAAAGACCATTCCTGGTCTTCGTAAACGATTCTAGCGTTAATGTTTTTACCATCGGTATCCATAGAGATTGAGAAGTCCACCACTTGTCCTAATATGTTGTTCACTTCATTTTCAATTGCTGGCAGTGCCTTAGATATTAATTCGTATGGTACGCCATCTTTCTTAACTGCATCCAAATAGAATGTATATAATTGGTTTTTAGTTTCCAATTCCTTAACTTCTTCCATCTTAGCCTTCATATTATCTATATAGGTTTTTGTTGCACCTACATCTGACATTAATTTTAGCATTTCTTTATTAACATCGGTAATTTGTCTTTCCACACCTTGCTTTTCTCTACGAACGTTTTGGATTTGGATATCTAATGCCTGATTGTTTGTTATTGTTTCTTCATTATCATTATAACGTTGAATATCCGCTTTCACACTTTCTAATTGAAGTTGTAATAGTTCAATCTTACTATCAGATGTTTTAATATCACCTTCTAATCTATCTTTTACTATAATTAATCTTTTGTGTTCATCAGTCCATTCTTTCCATTGGCGGAATTGTTCTTCAACACCATTCAAATCATTCAATTGAGTTATTAAAGCATCATGTAAAATGTTTAGAGTTTCTAATTGATTACCTTGTTGTTCTAATTTCTTTTCAGTTTCCTTTGCATCTTTTACGAATACATTGTTCATACAAAAGTTACAATTAGGGTCATATTCATGCTCTGCTAAATGTGATAACTTTTCTTTGTTACTTTCAATTGATTGTTCTAATAATTGTTTTTGATGTAAGGTATCTTTAATCTGCCCTTTAACTAAATTTAGTTGGATTTGAGCATCTGAAATAACCGTTCCGTTTATAGTAACTTTGGAATCAATCATTTCCTTAGCTTCCCTAACCAATTCTTTCGTTTCGGTATGCTTTTCGGTTTTATCAAATTTAGTATCTCCCCAAGTTGTTAATTCACTTTCAATCTTTTTAACCTTACGATTTAATTCATCTATATCTAAATTACCTTGTATTGGAACTATTTGTTGTGATAAACCTACAATTTGTTCATCCAATTCACCCTTTCGGATTTCCAATTCAGATTTTTCTTTATCTAAATTACCATACTCAATTTTTTTCTCACTCAAGTCGGTTTCTTTTTGGGCTAGTTCCGAAGTGAAGTCGGTCCTTTTGAAATTTCTGATAAGTGCGTTCACATCCTTAATGTCATTGGTAGCAGTTTCATACAGCTTATCAAACATATCCAATCCCATAAATTGAGCAAGAAGGTCTTTCCTTTCGGATTGTGATTTATCAATGAATAGTGCATTGTTTCCTTGCAAACTCAATGCTGTCATAACGAAATCCTCATATCTACCCACATAGGTTTCAATAACTTGGTTGGTATCCCTTCTCTCCGTTCCGTTTAGGGATTCCTTTCCACTATCACCATCTTTCCAAAACTCCACATCCACTTTTACGTTTCTTCCCTTATTGATTGTTCTACCTTCTCTACGGATATGGTACATTACACCATCAATAGTAAAATCTAATTGGCAATGGAAATCTTGCTTCCTATTATTCATAATAGCAGATGCCTTATATGCTCTACTACATTTGTCAAACAGACAGAATGAGATTGCATCAAATAGAGATGATTTACCTTGTGCATTTGGTGCGAATAATCCCATTAATCCACCTACTTTGCTGAAATCTATTTTATTATTCTCACCATACGAAAACATATTCGAGAAGTCAAACCTAACCGGCTTCCAGCTTATGTTTCTTTGCAATTCCGATGGTTGTACTCTACTATTAATGTCACGATTGATGTTTTCAATACCCAATAGGTCCTCTTTCGTTACGAATGGCATCATACGTTCGATATACTCCCCTATTAAAGAGTTTTGATGGTTTATATCAGCTACGTTATCAACATCGACTCTTGCTTCTCTATCACCTGTCTTTTTAGTTTGGAATGAATCAGTACGAATGATTGTAAAATCTTCCACACCATACTTTGCCGTAATATCTGCCATCATTCTCTTTGTATCGGCAGTATCGGTATTTGTTATCCGTACTCTTAAACGAGGATGTTTTGGCATATCGTTTACATCAGGTACAATACCACCATCAACATCCAAAGTATAGTATCCATAATCGTTTTTTATATCGATTTCTTCGTAGGTCATTGTATCCAAATCCCAAGCTAAGAATCCGTGCTTATCTAATGTCTCACCGAAATTTTGTTGTACTAATGAACCAGCATATACAACCTTACAACCAGATGGTGAAATCATTTCTTGTCTTTTATGAATATCTCCTAATAGAGCTAAATCATATCCATCAAATATATCAGTTGTAAAATGTCTACTACTAACTACATACCCCACATCGGTTGTAGAGTTATCAACAGGTCCGTGAAATAGTGCAATCTTCTTATTACCAAATAGGGTATTTGCTTTAGGCCAATTATCTTTGTTATCGAATATACTGAATACTGCAAAATCCACTCCACCTATTCCGTACACCTGCGTATCTCTTAAATAATGTAAATTGGGTAGCTTCAATGCATCTACAATTGGAGTAAGTACATCCATTCTATCCGCATTGTTCATATTACAATCGTGATTACCTGCAATTACAATAGTAGTACACAATTTGTTACATTCGGTAAATAACCAGCTAATCTCACTCACCAATTCAGGACTCATTTCCAATTTAGCATGTGCTATATCACCAGCTAAATAAATAATAGCATCTTCCGTTCCTCTTTTTTTAATCTCATCAAACATAGAGTAAAATACTTCTCTAAACTCTTTGTGTCTTTTGATGTTACGGATGTGTATATCCGCAATGTGATAAATCGTTTTTAATCTATTCATATATTATTTAGTTTTGAAAGTACCAAGTCATCCCAAGTGGTTTCTTTAGCGCCTTTCAATAGTTCGTTTACTTTTTCAAATCCCATTTCACCAGCATCCTTATCGGTTGGTATAATGTTTCTCACTTTGATTCCATTCTTTTGAAACCATTCAGTATGTTTGGTGGAATCTTCAACGGCATCTGAATCTAACATAATCGTTATATCCTTAACACCCTTTTCCATAATTTTGTTTTTCAATTTGCTAAGTAAGAACTTACCTAACAATGGAATCACATTTCTCTTTACTGAAAATGAATCGAACACACCTTCTACCAAAGTTATAGGTTCGTTCCAATTGATTTGATTCTCAAACACAATTACATCTCTACTAATTGGTGGATTCTTATATTTCATCTTGTCATCCTCATAAAAAGAACGAGCCACAAAGTAATTAAGTTCACCACTATCATCATAGGATGGGATGATTACTCTACCACCATATAATCCATCTTCACAATATCCAATGTTGTGTTTTACAATATCTGCTTTCTTAATACCCCTTTTATTTAAATAATGTAGGGCTTGATTATAAGATGGGTTAATACCCTTTGGTTTAAAATATAATTGTTTGAATTCTTTTGGTAATTGTAATTTAGCTACATATTCTTCTTTGGAATCATATTCAGGTTCATCGCCATATACATCCCTAACCTTATTCAGGTCTCTCACATCCACATTGAGTTTGCGGAGTAGTGAATAGATACTTCTACCCTTAGAATCACATACCCAGCAATGCCATCTTTGTGTATCTAAGTTTACTTGCAGTTTCTTTTTGTGGTGATTACAAAATGGACAATGATGCGCCTGTTCATTTCCTTTTAGAGATGAACCCACACCAAGTGTAGAATCTAATATGGTGATTATTTGTAATTTGTTTCTACCAGATAGCATGATTTGGATATTATTATCACAAATATACAAAAAATACCTGATATAACCAAATTAGTAAGATGAATTCTTTACATCTGAAAGAAAATCTGCTAAAAATTGTAATTTGTTAGCAATTTGCTCTCTTGGTTGATTTTGTTCAACCATTTTTTTAAGGTCTATTAGAGATGCTGCTGCAATTGAGTGTGCATCATCTTTTGAATTTAAATAAGAATCGGAGATTCCGTACTTTTTACAAATTTCTTGAATGTTCATAACTTTAGTTTATTATATCCCTACGGAAGAACTTTCCCATAAGGTTTTCGTTTATTGCTTGTTCGTTGGCTAGTACATCGTAATGAAACTGCCATTTAATTTCGTAATATGATAAGGATTTCTTTGAGAAACAAAATTGAATGATTTCTCTTTCAAAGTGGTCAGCGTTTCCAGCCTTTACTTCTGATTTAATCCATTCGTTTGATGAATAGTATTTTTCCCAATCAGATGCTTTTTTTACAACCCTTCTACGAGTCTTTCCTTTAAGGGGTTTTAATCTACGAGTTTGAGTGAGTTGTTTCTTACCTATATAGAATCTACCAGTTGGGATATGTACCATTTTATAGACAAATCCAACCGCACCTTCGGGTGTGTTTTCTTCTGTAACAATATTTCCGTTAAATTTCCAGCTCACTTATTTATTTTTTGCAGTATTAACTGAATCTGCGTATTTTTTAGATGGATTAAATCCTCCAGTTGTACCACCCAATTGTCCACCTCTTGGTTTCGATAAATCAGTTTTCATCAAATCTTTTGAGTTTTGGAATGGTTGTTCTATACCAATCGGAGTTTTATCGATACCCTTAGTATTAGCTTGAGAATCTTTTGGTTTTTTAGTTAATAATAATTCTACTATTTTAGACATTTGTTTGTTATTTAAATATAAATATAAGCGTAACTTGGTTTAAGTATCAAAACGTATTATAAAATTGACAGGATAATCAGGCAAAGATTTAATTGGTTGTGGTAATTTAGCCACAGCTACCATATTTAATTCATCATCATATAATCCAATTGTTGTAATATATGGTGCTAAATATGAACCAGTTCTATCCAATGATGAACTATATTCATAATCAGCAAACCCACCTGTTTTTGTTGGGTCTAAAGAAGAAGTAACTGTATGTAATTTTATTTTACCATAATCAGACCCATTAAAATCAACTGCAGATGGGTTTTGTGATACATTAAATTCATTTTCTAAAACTGAAATGAAAATTTCATTTTCATATATGGTTTTTGTAGAACGATAGTTTAATGTAAATTGATTTAAAACAGAACCACTAACCACATCTTTTGTTACAACAACCAAGCCTCTATCATAAAATATATTACCTTTTATATTACTACCAGAATCTAATAAATTAGAGTATCCATCATCTCTATATGTTCTACTCAATGTTTCATCTTCTAAAATAACTGTACCTACCTTTATACCTTCCCCATAATAACGTTGTGGAATTGAGATTATAGCCATTTCGTTTTCTAAAACTCTCTCATCGGTAGATGCATAGGATTTTCTTAAACCAACTTCAAATAAAGCGGATGCTGTTGCTGGGTTTGTGTAAAATTGTGCTTTAATTGATTCGTAGATTACTTTTTTATTAAACCCTTGACTTTTAGCGTCAGAATCTACATCAATAAAAGTATTATTTGGATTTTCACCAAAAATAGGAAATACGTCATTCTCATCTAAAGTCCATTCTTTGTAAACTTTAATTGGTCTTGTTATTATATCCGATTTAGAAATTTCTTTTAACATCTAAGTTTTGATTTTATATAAATATTCTTTAAATAAAAAACCCCCATTGTGTGGGGGTCTTTCATATTATATTATTTTCTAATTAGAATGATAATTTAACTTTTATTAAAACTTCCTTATCAAAAGATTTTACAATTGGTTGTGATGTTTTAGCCACCGCAATCAATTCGTTTGCATCGTTCAATAAACCTACAGTTGTAATGAATGTTTGTGGGTCAGTTTCAAATGTACCTTCTACAAAGAATCCATCTGCATCAATATAAGTTGGGTTATTAGAATAATTAAATTCTCTATTCGTTGCTCTTACAAAGAAATGTTGAGTAGAAATGTTTTCAGTTCTTCTTGCTTCAAAATCACCACCTCTACGGATTGCCTGAAGTAATCTATATTGATTAAACATTTCAGCTCCAGTTGAGTGAGATGGGGTTACACTACCACTTTGAATGATAGCACCATCTTTTGTGTAAATTGTTTGGTTTGCAATAGTACCTAATGTATCACCAATTGCTTCAGCATTAAGAACAATAATACCTCTATCAGGATAGAATGTACCATATCCTTGTCCGTTTGATGCGGTTGTAGTATTAATTGTTGCTTGGTTTTCAGTTCCTAAATTCAATGAACCAGAAACAACTTTAAATGTTCTACCACTTAATCCCAAATCATCACCAAATTTCTTACCACTATTATCAATGAATGTGAATGTACCATTACCAGCCGTTAATTTTAATGACCAGTTACCAGCATCCATTTTTTCTCTATATCTACCTCTAGCTACATTGATAATGTAAACTGCGTTACAATCTTGTAATGTACCAGCTGAATTTTGGAATGAGAATTTAGTATCAGTTGGGTCTAACAACATTGCTCTATATTGAGCGTAAGTTGCTTTAGTTGCTAAAAGAGCAGAATCATTAACATCTAATGTCATAGAACCACTTCCATGTACATGTCCGTAAGCAATTGCAAATTGTACCTCTGCTGAATCGGAATATGTTGTTGGATTGTAATCATATACATTAGCGTAATAGTATCCGCTAGTTGCTGTTGTTTGTGCAGATGCAGTAAAGAATTGTGCTAAAGAACCAGAATCACCAGTCCATAAACCAGTAGTTACTACTTCCGTTTTTGCATTAACTTTATCAAAATCACCAAATCTTTTGTAAATACCAGTAGTTACACCACTTGTGTTTGAAGCGATTTGCTGACCAGCTGGTAATACGCTATTTAAAATAGATACAATTTGGTTTGTATCAACCGTACCAGAGTTTGCTAATGCTGCAATCTGGGCGGTTACGTTAGGGTCATTTATTAGTGCCATTATTTATGTCTTTTTATGCTTTATATGTTACCGTTACAGGTATAGTTTGAGAACCTCCAGTTTCGTTTCCATAAACTGTCAATGTAGTTGCTACATCGATTGTTAAGTTTGGATTTGGAGTAAATCTAAATTCTAAACCACTTACTACCTGTGCAGTTGTTGTAATTTCTTCTCCTAAGAATACAGGAACACTACCTACTGCAGTTGCTCCTCTAGTCACAGTCAATGTACCAGCTCTTTGGTCGGTTAATACCACAGTGTATCCTGCGTTTGCGTTTCCAGCAGGAGAAGTTGTTGGTGTTAATCCAACACCACCTTCTAACTGATTTACAGCTATTGAAGGTACACCCAATCTTACAGTTGGGATTTGTGTAGTTCCTTTTGGTAAGGTAACTAATTTATATCTTAATACTTGTGTTTCATCAGGAGATGCTTCCGTAATAGGAATAGCTCTGATTGCTGAATCATAGTATGCAGAACCCTTTGGGTGTGCCGGTTCGTAAAGTGTATAATCAATCTCATCATCACCCAAAGCGAACTTTGAAATGTTTAGAGATTGACCAGATGCTAATTTTTGTCTTCCTTTTTTGGTAAGAATTGCATCTACGGTAATTTCGGTATTATCTAAATATGCCATTTGATATTGTTTTTAATGCTTTATTTCTAAAATAAATATAACCAATTAATATTTTCAATCTTAATCAACTTCCAATATAGGTTCACCTGAACCTCTACCAGTCTTAGCAACTCTAAGTATGTTAGGGTTAGTTGTAAATGTTTCAACAGGACTTAATCCATCAGGTGTAGTTGCTAAAGTTTGTTGAGAACCCTTCCAAAATGAACGTTGCATTCCCTCACCCAATCCATTTACAAATTTATAGTGAGTTGGAAGGTATCCGTTGATAGGTGTTACCTGTACTACATCGTTTCCAATAGATATACTTCCACTAAAAGGTAGTAATGATACATAGTACTTATCTTCAAAGGTAGTTGTTGTACTATATTTAACCGGACCTGATGTTGTTGCTGGGTATCCACCTGTTTGTACTTTCTTCTTTTTAGATTTAGTTTCTTTTACTAAAAATGCACTAACTCTACTTCCAGTAGTTTCAAGGTTTCCAAACACACCATCAATAGTTCTATATACGGAGTTACCACGTTTTGCATATAATCCATAACCTAAATTAGCTAATGAATTTTTATCCATTCCAATTTGTGTTGATGAGAATGAATCAACTTCTCCATATAAACTTTCCCCAGTAGGACATTCTATATTAACAGAACCCTGCGATGGGTATGTAGGATACTCTGTATCTAATATATCCACAAAGTTATAATCAATTGATGATTCGTATGTTGGGTTTGTACTTTCTAAAACAACCCCATCATTAGCATCAACCACACCATCAAAGTTATTTAAATTACTTTCCAATGTTGCTATCTCTTGTGCATTTAATTCACCTTCATTATAATCAAATGTAGAATCAATAGAAACATCATCAAAAGTTGGTATAGTTGTATCAAAATCATTTTTAGACGATTCTGGTTTTGTCCATTTAACTTTACTTCTTTCCAAATAGTGAGGTTCTATTAATAAACCCTTTGATACTTTTGCTCTAGCAGGTGCTAAATCATCCAATACATCAAAAAGAGATTTATCAATATATCTTACCAACTGAATGTATTCGTATATGTTTCTATCTAATCTTTCAAAATAATAGTTTCTTAAAACTCCTAATTGTTTGTAAGAATCTTTGTATTCATCTGATGGGTCACCAATATAGTTATCAATATTAAAATCACCAAATGCTTTTAAGATATCCATATTTAACTCCTTAATCGGAGAAAAGAATAATCCCAAACGATTTGAATCTATTGGAGCTCTATCAAATGATTTTTTAGTTGCTCTTACTTTATGAGATAAATCAGTTATTAATGTTTGTTCTTCAAAACGAATTTTATTAGAAACATTAAATCCTAAAGATGGAACATTAGCTGTTACAGTTCTATCGTATGGTGTGTATTGATATGGATAAGCTGATGCCGAATACATATTACTTGCCGAAGCAAATGGTTCAGCATAACTTTCATTAATCGCAACATTCTTAATAAATGAATCTTTAGTTCTATCTTTTGGATACTCAAAATCTAAACGGAATAGTAAATCTTTTGTAGATGAATCAAAATCATTTCCATTAATTGCATCAGGGAATAAACTATGATTTTCAAACTTACTTCTTTGTAATGGAACTGTCCATAAACGAACTTCATCTACATTACCTTCAAATCCATTACCACCAATTTGTAATGATGAACCAGTTTCCCATTGATTATCAGATGTCAATAAAGACATACTAACAAATGTATTTATTCTAATACCATCGGATGTTGCCATCCATATTTCATATTGTGATTGTGAACCACCATAATTGTATCTATTGATAGCTATATTTGTATAGTTATCTAATGATAATGGAATATTAACACTACCTGTTTTATATTCAGGCCCAAACACATATTCTTCGCTTGTTATATCAATATATGGAGTACCAACTCCAGTAGTCATAAAGTAACTACTCTCACCAACATCACCTCCAAAGTTTAATTCTAATGAAACAAATGAACCAGTTGTTCTAACAAAATCAACTTTCCACTCACTACCAGAAATTAAAGTATATGATGGATTTGGTAATTCGTTTGGTTTTACTCTAAACTCTACACATGCTGGATAATTTCCAGTTGTTGGTGCTACTTTCCAAGGTACTTTAATGTTTGAGCTACCATTTGCATTTAAGCTACCAGTTAAGAATATTGCAGCTGTCCTATCATCAAAAGTAAATTTAGTTGTTGCATCGGTAGTTGGGTCCTGAGGTCCGCCAAATTCCATTATTGTCAACATAGATTGTGGTACACCATAACAAGCCATAATAGCTTTCATAGCTCTACCAGTTCCTTTATGTTTTAAAATATATGGAAGGTTATTTAGTATTCTTCTCCAAACTTGATTGTTTGCTTCATCAAGAGGCATTGAATATATTTTATTTCCTTCTTTGTTAGTACCATATACATGCTCCCAAAGGAAATTTGAATTAAATGCTCTTTTAGTATCCCATCCAAATGATTCTAATACAGGCCCAACAATAGTATTTATTATATTTTTTGATTGAAGCTCTCCTACTTTTTTACTGTCTCTAAGAGAGTTTATATAAGTCCAAATTATATCAAAGTGCTGACCTATCATATCTAAGAATACGATAAAATCGTTATTATCATAATCTTCTTGTATAAACAATGGAAGATTATTTACTAAATAATTTGTATTATATGCATCATAATATTCAGCAGATGCAACTATTATATTATACCAAAGTTTTGCCTCATCAGTTGTTGTTAAATAATTTACTTTCCTTAATATACTATCTTGGGATACATTATCAAATTTAGGATATGCTAGACTATTAGTAGAGGTATAAAGATATTTTTCAAATCCATCAAAGTTTTGTATTATATTATTTATTTTATTCAATAAAATACCAGATTCATCAATTGAGTATTGAGAATAACGTATAGGTATTTCAAATTGTACATCTAATGAATCTTCTGTGTTTAAAATTTCATTTCCTTCTATTTCAGGTGTGAATATTCCTAAAGCATCTTCTGTTAATACATAACCGATTTGGTATGTTTGCTCTGTAATTAGTTGGTATTCTTGAATATATTTTTCAAGTATCCCAAGTTTATACATAAAATTATTTACCCTTTCCTCAGCAGAACCAAAGTTTACATAATTGCTCCACACATATTCAGAACCACTTACATATTCTATATTTAATTTGCTAGTATCAATTCCTTTAGATTGTACATAGTTATTATATAATACATTAGATGAATATGAACCACTCGCTATTAATTCATCAAAAATTTGATAACCAATTCCGTTATCAACCTCTAAAGAAAAATTAGGTCCTTTTAATGGAGGACAAACATCGCTTGTATCACCAACTAATCGTATAGTATCAATTATTGGATTTGCTAAAATTTTAGAAATCCAAACTTGTTGATTGGTTTGTATTGATGTTGGTAATGGTTCGTATAATTTTACTATTAACGAATTTTGACTACCAGTCCAAGTTGTAATTAATTTATTATCACCTTCACCAAAATGTAATAAATGACTTAGGTATTTAGAAGATTTTTCTCTTAATAAACTTCTATCAAATTGATTTATAAATCCTTCAGCTATTCTATTAATAGCTACATTTCTTGGAATTGTATAATTACTTTTTACAAATTTAATTGTAATAAATTCTTCTTTACCACTAACAGTTTCAATACCACTAATGTTATATGGTATTAATTTTAAATTAAATACAATATTGTTAGTATCTTCAGCTACATTATTTCCGGCTAGTTCTAATAATTGTTTTACATTTAAGGATATATTTCCGCTGGATTGTAGTTGTGTAAAATTAGTACCATTGTATAATCTAACATAATCCGTATTAATTGATTCGTATGCTATTTGAAAATTAACATCAGTTCCAGCAAAATCAGGTCCAAATAATTCGGAAGGATATGATATATTTCTTATATCAGGTATACCAACATAAGCTTCGTTTACAACATTTAGAGTAAACTCAATAGGATTACCATCACCTTGAGCTCCGCCTACCCCTACTAATGTTCTTTTTGTTGTAGATGGTACTAATACTACTCTATATTTTCCTATATTTTGTATCGCTGCAGCCGGTATTGCTACAATGGCTGAATTGGCATCATCTCGTAAGTTAGAATATTTATAAACGTTATCTCCTATATAAATTGATATATCAGATACTGCTCTATTCTTAAATACACCAATAGGTATATCTGATTTTTCGTTTATATTGTATTTTTTAACTCCTTCTTTATTTACAAAATCAATTAATGGTATTATTTTTCTAGTAGGAGTCTCTATTGTAGTTATTGATATTTTTCTATTGGACTCCGCTTCAAATGTTAAAAATACACTTTTAGGTCTTAATAAAAGACCAGTTGGAGAATCTTCTAATTCAGGTAATATTTCTTCAGATGTTCCATCTGCATTAAGCACTAATATTTTTGATATTATATATTGTGTTATGTCGGATGATGAAATTGATAATTGTGTTCCAATTTTTTCTGTGTAGGTATATACTTTTTGAATTGTTAGTATATCGCTTGCTGTTCCATTTGAGTATGAAACAGAATCACCAAGACCATCCACTTCAATTGTAATAGTTACATTCTCACCCAATACAGGTGTATCAATAATTGCATTCGATTTTTCTAAATTAAAATCAACATCAATTATTTGATTTGATGCATTATATGGAAACGTTTGTATTACATCATCCTTATAATATTCAACTATTACTTCAAATGGTGGTGTGCTTGTGTATATCGGTTCATTATTCCCAACTAAAGGTTCATTATAGTTTGGCAACAATCTATTTTGATAACCAATTAAACTGTCTCCTAAGTTTATATTAAAGTTTAAATTACTAAAATTAAAATTTAAATTAGGTACAGCTCTAAATACATATTTTTCATTTGATTTGAATCCAAGTTTATCAACAGTTATAACTTTACTTCCAAATTTTAATAAGTCATTTAGAGATATATCTAATTTGTCTGTTGTTGTTTTGAATGTATTTTCAGAATTTACATATATTTGTGCAGATTCATTTGCCTTAATGTTTACTATTAGGTTGGTATTTGCGTTTATTGTACCATACGCATTTGGATTCGTTGTAATTGGAATTATTACATCATTTGGGGTAGATACAACTCCTCCACCTCCACCTCCACCAAAGGATACGGATGAATCGCTAATACTATTAAGTACATTTGAAGGGTTTGTTCCATTGAATGAAAAATCATCCCCCATTATTCCAAAATTTGCTTCTACCATTACTTAATAAATATTTTATTGTATGTTTTCTCTACCGCCGCCTTCGTAAATTCTATCTCTACCAATTCTATTATCACCACGATCAACTTCAGTAAAACCACCACCACCAAATCCACCACCACTACCACCAGTCGGAGTTTCTATTATAATAGGTAATTCATTACGTTTATTTTCAACAGGTTGCTCTATCGTTATTATTTCACCAGTTGCTGGATTTTCTTTCTCAACAGGAAATGTAATTTTAGGTTCAGGTTCTGCTATTGGGGTTTCACCTTTTAATTTTTTTATAAATCCTAATTTCTTTTCATTTTGTTTTGGATTTTCAATTGTTACAATTTTCAATTCAGGTAATTTTGTTTCAATTTCTATATCAGATGATTTTGATTGTAATATAGCAGGTGCACTATCTAAACTTTCAATTCTTGAATTTATAGAAGTTGAATTTAATTGCTCATCTTTTTGAGTTAAGTAAAAATTAATTGCATTAACAATCAATTCAGATAATCTTTTTATTATAGTATTTTCTGCTAATTGTAATCTTGGCTTTGTTTTTCTTGGTTTTCCGTAATTAAGGTCTTTTATATCAGATATTCTATTTGTAAATTCATAATATGCAGATTCTACAAATTTTTTATGAACATTAACAGTGAATGAATCGAAATTAGAAATTTTATATTCTGTTTTTAATTTTTCATACCATCCCTGTCCATAAGTATTTTTTATAAAATCATCTATTACGCTTGAATTGATTGATTCTACTAATTTTAATGCGTTATAAATAATATCACTTCTAAAATCACCATTGTTATAAAATATACCAAATCTTTCTCTTATATCATTTATATTTGAACTTTTTTCTAATGGAAATAATCTAATTTCTGTTCTAGTTGGTGATATTTCACTAATCCAAACTTTATCATCTTGTTTATATGACCCAATTCTTTTGTTTATAAGAGATATTTGTGTTTTAAACAATCCATTGGCATAACCAGCTTCTTTTATTAATCTCTCAACATCTATAAAGTATTCAGATGGTAAGTTATTTTTAGTCATTACCGTACCTTCAGATAGTAGGAAATAATCATTTATATTTTCATTTGTAAGTGATATATATCTAACCAATCCATTATCCTTTTGCGGTAATTGATTTTCGGAAAAATCATACATAATGAATTCAATAACATCATCTTCACTTAATCCAAAAAAAGACTGTAAATCTCCCTGCTCAAATATATTTCTATCATTTGGGTTGATTCTATACGCCTTATTTTGAATTATTTCTTTAAAATTCTTTAATCCAGATGCTGCCATAATTTATTTTTTTATTAACCACTCCAACTAGTTCCAACTTGCTTTTGAATTGCCACTGCCAATGTTACACTTGATTTTTGAGATTTTACATTTAAACTACCTTTATATGCTGTATCTCCCAATAATGTAACTCCAGCTGAAGGTCTGAAATCATCTATTTTTGAAGGTATTGTTTTTACTGTCAATAATTTAGTTTGTTTTGGTTGTAATGTAAAGGATGGTATCTTTTCAAATGAACCCAATGTTTGTCCCGCTTCTTCAAATGTTATTGTTATAGGCTCTTTTGAGAAATTATAAACTTCAAGATCAGGTCCATTAATCCATTGACCATTACCATCATCTTTAGCTCTAGCTCTATATGTTAAATCACCATATTGAGGTTCTCCTTTTTGAACACTCTTAACAGAGAAATCCATACCTACTTTGGCACCTTCTGCAATCTTAGCCTGTTTACCTTCTAATATTTCTTTATATTGGTCATTTTGCTCTTTTAATGATTGGTTACGAGCGGTTAAAGAAACTCTTTGAATTGCTTCAGCAGTTCCTTTTTGAATAGAATTTTGTAAATCAACAACTACGTTAGATATTTTTACGTTTGCTTGATTCAATTGATTTTCAAATGATGCAACTAGTATTCTTTGTGCATCTACATCAACTCTTAAACTTTCAGAAACTATTTCAAGCTCACTAACTTTAGCTGTTAAATCAACTACTATTGTATTTAATCTAATAACTTCTTCTGTCAAATCTATTACAGATTGAGTTACTTCATTATATATAGGTCTTGGAACATCATCATCCAATGGAGGTGGTTCTACCGGTATTAATTCAAATATTCTAGTATCTACGGATTTTATTAAATCATTTTCATTGTATTTAGGATTTGATAGTTTACCAAAAACAACACCATCTAATTCATTTGCATCATTAAATTGATACGAGTTTACACTTGTTTTAGACACGACTAATGACCCACTTTTACTTATACCATCAAGTAAACTTAAATTTCTTAATCCAGATGTTTTTAATCCTGCCATATTAATTACCTAAAATAGTAAATGTTAATTTATCATCGTAATATTTTATATCACCATCCATATCAACTTTAAATTCCAATTTGTAAACTCTACCAGACTCCCAATTTGAAAGATTTAAATTAATATAGTTTCCATCAGAGTCACAACTTACTTTAGAATAATCGCTAAACGGAACTATAATATCATCCGAAGCAAAATCTTTAATTTGATAATATGTTGTTTGTGGAAGATATTTTACATCACTATATGAAAATGAATTTGTAAAAGTTTTTACAGGATACAATTCTCTACCCACTACCCTTATTTTTGGAATACTATTTTTCTTATATTCACTTTTAAATGATTTAACACCAACCTTAATATCATTTGAAGTTAATGCAGATAATGAACCTGTTATAAACGATTGGTCATCCCAACCTATTCTAATCTTTGGTTGATATATTGTAAATGTTTCTTTACTAAATAATCTTAGTATTCCATAATCTTGCGTATTACTTTCTATATTTTCAGGAAATAATGTGGAGTTAGCAAATTTTAACATTAACCCATCATTTGGAATAGAACCAGTCATCCAAAGTTTAAGCATTGGCTTTACATCCATATCAATGTCACCTCTTTCGTAATTAAAAGTTTGAGATGCGCTATATTGTGTCCACCAAGTTCCACCACTACCATCGTTTATACTTGCGGTAGTATATGAATTAAAATCATTATCTAACCAATTTAATTTAGTATCACCTTCTCTATAATTCCAGGTTACACCCTTTGTAGTTATTGTATCAAATCTAGTACCTATACCCATTTCCCAACTACCTGATATTGGATTGGCATGAATTGTATATTCCAATGGTATTTCTTCCGCTTGTGATTCTTTTATTAATAATCTAGCATCATTCATACCAATTGTACCATTGTATAATGATTGGGATAAGAATCCTAAATCAAACTTAAGTAAAGTATGAGATACATCTTTTACATTACCATAGTAAACTTTACTTACTTCTAATATCTCATCAAGCCCAGTATTTTGATTGGGTTGTTGTAGATAAATCGATGCATCTTTTGATGCTGTTAAAAAATAATATGCCATTAGCGTGCCCTCCCTTTTATATCTGAATTAGGAAACTTAACTTCAAAAATAGAAGGGTCCAATGATGGATACACCACTTTATTTTTAGTTGCTGCTTCTATATTATATGAATTTGCAGAATATTGACCTCCGCATTTATTAACTATTTGAAGTCTTGTAACAGACGATACACCTTCAATATTTGCAAGTAACACTTCTAGTTCACTTAAATTAATTGTTTGGTTAAAAGTCCAATTATCTATATTAAAATATTTTTGCAATTCTAATATACATTTAGTAACTACTTCTGATTTATTATCATTCCTATTACAAACTACTTCAAAATCAACCCCAATATTTATTATAAATCCATCCGAAAAATTAACACCATCTGTTAATATTTTATATTCGTTTAAATATGTTTTTAAGTTTTCTTTAACTGCTCTATTAATTGGAGATAATCTTCCAAAATTATCCAATCCTAACATATATAAGTTTATAGCAAATGGATTATTTTTTTCGTTTTCATTTGAGGTTTTACCAATTAAAAATTTTGTAATTTCTGAATTAACTGCTGCTCTTGTTGGTTCTGATGTTTCCGGTCTTTCTATGAATCCCATAACCAAATCGGTAAATTCTTGCAAAACATTTGGAGATGCTAATATCGATGATGGTGAATTATTATCCAATTTACCATCAGCAGTTGCATAACATTTGGAAATTGCTCCATATTTGGTTGGCATTGATAATGCTCTTATTTGATAATCTTTTGAAGTAACTGCTCTATTTTGTGAACCAAAATTACCTAAAGCATTTTGTCTAATTTCTTCAATTGTTTCAGGACCCCTACCACCAGTTGCTGGTATTTTGTTCGTAACTGCTATTGAATTTTTTAAACTATTATATGTTCCTATCTGAGCCGTATTTAAATCAGAATACTCATTATCAAACTCAATAGATGTTATTTTTGTAAGTTGGTCAGATTCTACGTTAGAGGCAACACCACCACCTGTGTAATATTTTACTGTGATTGTTGTGTTTGATGGCGATATACCATAAGCTTTTGTTTTTAGAAAATTAGTTGGGTCAAATGATTCCTCTAATCTACTAATAGAATTTGGTAATCCTAATCCAACATTTTTAAGATTTGGAATTAATTGTTCATCATTTGCATTTGGGTCACCAGCTCCAAATTGTATAGTTGTAGTTAAATCAGCGTTTACTTTAGCTACAAATCTTCTTGGAGTTTTTAAAGTTTTTAAAATAGAAGGAACACTTTCTTTGAATTGAGCTAAATCAGGATCATTTAATTCGCTGTTAGGATAATCTAAAAATACCATTTCTTGTGCTAAATAAGGTACTTCATAATATTTGTTATTATTAGAATCTCTTATATCATATACTTCTATTATATTAGTATTTTCCAAAACTATATTTGCAAATGGACTATATGAGCCAAAATCAAAAGTAGCTTCTTGTGGAACTGCTGATATAGCTTGTACATATTTTTTAACAAGATATAGAGTAGGGTCTCCTGTATTTGCATCCCTTTTATATATTGTAATTTCTCTATTACTACTATCTTTAAAATCTATAACATCAGTTGTTATAAACTTTATTGATTCATCTTTAGATTCGATTACCATCCCTTGCTTTATTCTCAACAAATATTTACTATCTATAATGTTAGATGCACCAGTTCCAACCGCTGGTACAAGTTGATACACTTCTATTGTTGTTGTTGCAGGAGATGTTACTTTTGGTTTATATCCTAAAAATTGTGCTAATGCTATTACATTTTCTTGGTCTTCGGCGGTTGTTAATAAAGATTCTTTAAATGTATCATCTACATAATAAGAAAGAACATCACCTATATATGATGCCATCTCAATAAACATCATACCAGGAGATGCTTCTGTAAAGTCCGTATTTGTTTTGGGAAAATATGTTTTTGCAAACTCTATAAGATTATCTTTAAATGCAGAAAAATCTTTATTAAGATACTTTATATCTTTTCCGCTATATGTTTTATTATTAGGTAATGAATTCATATTATGGTGCTATTTGTTGTACGTTAAATGATACCAAACCAGAGTTACCAGTATTTCTACTTCTAAATTTCAATGATATATTTACGGAATTTTTATCTTTATTTTCGTTACTCATATCAACATCAATTTCCTCAATATTCACATTTGGTATATATCTTTCAACCGATTTTGTTATTATTTCTTGAATTTTATCTTCAAAATCTTCCGTAATTGGCTCAAATAATAAAGTTTCTACCCCTGCTCCAAATAAAGGATTCATTAATCGTTCTCCTCTTTTTGTTAATAATAAATTTTTTATATTCGATTTAAGTTGTTCTATTTCCGTATAATTTTGCTTAAAAGCAACATTTGCTATTTGAATTGGTAGAGATAAACCAATTGCATAATCTTCATAATCTTTAGTCTCTAATAAAGGTTTTCTACCTAATATAATTGCCATTACTTCTTCTTAAATCTTTTTACAAGTTCAGAATAATCTCTATTCAATGCCTTATCCAATTCAGCTACACCAGTTTGAACACCCAATCCAGTTGGTTGAGGTCCTCTAGCTAAATCACCATAACCCATTTTTTCAGCAATTGCAGTTCTACCTACAATTGAACCCATATCACCTTGTCCAAAATTCATTGTTCTGAATCCACCATCACCAGTTGCAGGTGCCATTGCGGTTTCATTAAGAATTTGGTTAATCATTGGGTTTTTACTGAATTGCTTATTACTTACTACTTTAGTTTCAATTGATTCTATCAAAGTTTCATCTTCCATCATAGCCTTAGCCATAGATAATCCAGTATTTTTTGGTTTAGCAGGTTGTTTTCCTTCTGCTATCAGTTTTTTCATTTCAGCCTTTACAGTTTCCTTAATTAATGCAGGTAATTGTTCTTTCAATTCCTCTTTTATTAGGATTTGTATGGCTTTTAATAATTTGTCTGTATTCATACTTTCTTATTTGTTATGTTTATAAATATTTGAATTGTTATTTTTGAAAATTATGTGGAGAACAATGTAGCTTCTTCCGCTCTTCTTCTAACTAAGCCAGGATATACTACCCCATCTCCAGTAATAGGTCCTTCTTTTATTTGTGCTGCCGCAGAAGTTAAATTTGCTGCTTTAAGTGCATTTGCTATCCCCACTCTTAAACTACCAACATTATAAACGTAGCTTATTAATGCAGCTTTTTGTTTATCATTTAAGGAGTTAAAAGTTGCTTCCGGTATTTGATAATCAAAATTTCCCACCAATCTACTTTTAAATGTTGTACTAACTTCATATTGCAACATCTTAAGAGCGGCTTCAACAGTAGTTCTATCACCATTAGCAGGTTGTTTTTCTCCAGTTTGTTTATAATACGATTTATCGGGTAAAACTTTTCTTACTTTACCATCACTTCCAACAATGTTTTCAGTACCAAATCCTAATCTATATGCATTTACATCCCAAGTTGCCCTTTCCGTAAATCCTTCATTTTTTCCTATAAATTTAGCAGCTAATGTAATCCAATCTGCACTTAAATCCAAATTACCCAAATCTACATTTACAGCTCCGGTAAATCCAGACGAAAATCCACCACCCCCACCACTTCTAAATCCACTAACAAATGGTTTACCAGTACTAAAGTTATCAGCAGATACAGTTACTCCAGAACCTTGTATTAGTATTTCTTCGGATTCTTTTAGGAATTTCTCAAAATCTTCATCAATTTGTTGTTCGGTAATTCCGATTTGAATACTTTCTTCTTTTGTTGGCCGTACCGAATTATGGTCCTCCACATCCTCTTTTGGTTTAAAATCATCTTGAGTTACCACATTACTTTTAGTTGATGGCGAAATAAAATATCCTTTCCAATTTATAATACCGGGTCCTGGTACTTGAATTGGTGATGGTGGAGGACCTGCTGCATATAAAGATACCGTAGATATAATACCTTCAACACTATTTAAATGAGAAGTTGCGTATGATATAAATTCATCTACGATTAAACCTGTGTTATTTGTTGGATTTATTGCTGCCATATTATTAAATTCTTACTATGGCTTGAACACAAGCCATATTTTTAATACAATGTGATTTTATTGATTTACTTTTATTACCATCAACACCCCACCAAAAACCTCCATCAATTTTCCAAAATATTCCTATATGATTCGATGCACCATCATTATCACCCTGCCAATCATAAATTATAGCATCTCCCGGTTTAGGTACATAGTTTTTATTCTCAGGAGCTGTCATATCTACATATCTACCGGTATCAATTGCCCATAATGTCCATTGTGGTACACCAGGCCAATAAAAATGTCTTTCTAATGTTGATAACTTTCCGTTATAATTAGGACCAAATTTCAATATATTTTCAACATCAAACCCAGCTTCAGCCCACCAAGTTGTAACCGTACACGCACACCAAGGAAACCCAGTACCCTTACCCCATTTACCATTTCCAAATGCTTGTATTTGTTGAATACGAGGATGTCCCGTATCCTCCCCAATTTCCACTACATTTTGAGAAGCATCATATAATGCAATTTGTACAACTTTTTCACCAACTGTAGCGTTACCACTAAAATTGTTAAATGCTACATAAGGTGGACCTGAATACGAACCACCACCTCCTGCACCTCCTCCTGCTCTAAATCCACTTATAAAGGGTTTACCAGTACTAAAGTTATCAGCAGATACAGTTACGCCAGAACCTTGTATTACAACTTCCCCAGATTCTTTTAAGAATTGCTCAAAATCTTTATCTATTTCTTCTTGAGATTGAGGAGGAGTTACTAATCCTGTTTGATTTTGCACAGGGGTAGTTGGTGTAGGTGTAGTTGGTGTAGGTGTAGGTGTAGTTGGTGTAGGTGTAGGTGTAGGTGTTGTAGATATAGGTGTACCAGGAACTCTACCTAATATTGCATCTGCAACAGGAACTTCTGTATTATAATCTCTATTTTGTTGTAATATGCCTGTAAATTTGTTTATTGCATCCAATGATGTAGTTGCTACCAACTCTTTGCCCTCAGCAATAAATTTATTATATTTTTCTATTTCAGTTTCTAACGATTCTTGGTATTCTACTCTCTTTTCAGGAGTTAATTCTTCAGATACATCGATATTTAAAGATGATATTGGTTTTTGCCAAATACCAGGATTTGTAACTATGTTTTGAGTTACACTTAAATTTACAGTTGCTTGTATAGCAGGTGTGATTGGTAATGGAGATGTTGCCATAACAGCACCAGCCCAATATGCTTTAACCCCAGCACCCATTTCACCCACTAAATCGTATGGTGTAGGTGAATTCACTCCTTTTTGTAAAGCAGAAACAAATAATTGTTTCATCATTTCTACATTTCCGTTCACTAATGGAATTTTATGCTGTTTATCAAACCCTCTCTTTACCGCAGCATCATATTCTTTCGCATATAATTCAGCAACAACATTTATATCCGAAATTCCTTCCGGACTATTTGCTACTCTTAATATATTTTGTTTGAACGTTTCCCAAGACATTATTTAGTTATTTTTTTCATTCCCCAACTGACTAAATTTGGATATTCCCCTTTATTACTTTCTATAAATAATTCTACAGCCCTTTCTTCAGTAACTTTACCTTTAAAATTAAGTGCACCAATTCCATCTGCTTCTCTCTCACCTACATATAGCATAACAGATATACGTTTACCATCCCATTCGTATCTATATGATAAATCTCCTTTTGGCGGAGCAGGTCTAGGTGCCGGTGTTGTTACAGGTTCTGCTTTAGCATATTCAAATTTCTTTTCTTCTTTTTGAAATGCTTTTGGTTCGGGTGGAGTTTTTGGCTTAAACTTTTTAAGTTCTTTAAATGCTGGCTTCTTAGGAAATTTTGGTAAATCAGGAATCCCTAAAGAATCTTTAAGACCTTTTAATAATGCGGCCGCATCTCCCTTTAAATCCGAAAAAGCTGCTGCAAGTTTTCCAGCTGCCGCATTTGCTTGACCGGTTGCTGCATTAGCGGCTCCCTTTGCTACGGCTTTTCCTTCTTCAGCTTTACCAGCTGCTACTCTTTTATCTGTATTATCTACCATTACGCTGTTTGATTTAATTTACTAAGTATATCATTTAGTTTTGAATGTATCTTTCCAAAATCAGGTTTGTTTTTAGGTCCTATTGCGGTTGGACCTGATGGTGTTAGGAATTGCATATCTCCAATAGCTTGTATTAATTCTGATAAAATTTCTACTAACTTTTGTCCTTTAACCATAGGTTCTAAATCCTTACTACCTAAAAATACAGAACCATTTCCAGCAAATATCTGAAAATCTCTATTGTTTGTAACAAAGCTTATGTTATCATTTACACTAACATTCATACCAAGTCTCGTATCAATGGAAAATTGTCCATCTGATATAAATCCAACATTACCTTTTGCATAAAACATCATTTCTGCATTTTTTGCAGATAATATAATTCTACCAGAGTTTATTAAAGCTTGTTCCCCCTTTAAAATTTCAGGATATGGTTTAAATGATTTTGGTTGCGTTTGAAAATCAGTACTACCTTTACTATCTATTGTACCAGGAATAAATGGTAATACATATTCACCAGAACTTAATACTATCGATGAGCCATCTCTATTTATATCTTCAGCTATACTACCAGAAGTTGCTGAATTTATTTGGGTTAGTGGTGATTCACTATTTCTAATAATTAAATTAGGTGCAAACGATTTTGCTGGATTGTTGAATGCTGAAAATCTTATACTTTGTCCAAATCTAGATTCAATAAGAGTATCACCTTCGTATAGTGTTAATCTATGTATATTTACTGGTCTAAAATAAGCACCATACCCATTATAATTTTTGGATGATACTCCATCGGAAGTACTTCTAGCAGTACCGGTAGTTTCAACTTTTTCATAATTTTCAAGTTTATCATTTTCCGAATACTCTTTAATATCATTATCAACTCCTGCAAACTTTTTTGTTATTGTATCGTATGCACTACTTAAGTTTTTGTTACCAGATACATCTGATGTTACTCTTGTATAAAAATATCTACTACCCACTTTTGTAATAGAAACCAATTCATTTTTTAATGGTAAATCTATAAAGTTTTTTTCAAATGGATATGCAACTGGTAGTTGTGTATCATCTACTGCTATAAGAGGTGATAGCATTCTAAAAGTTACCCCACCAATATCGCTAGCATCTTTGTATTTAGGATGGGTATTATCCAATATAACACTATAAACAACTGCTGTATTTTCTGTTGTTTGTATTGTATTTGATAGTGATGTTGACTGATACCTAGGCATATTATTTCATTTTCTTTTTTAAATCCTCTAATTCAAATTCTAAATCATCCACTCTCTCAACTTCTTGTTTAGTTTCTTCCAACTCTTTAAGTAATTGATTCTTTTCAAATTCGGTTAGGAATCCATCCTGTCCTTCGGTTTTCTTTTCCGATGCTATAATTTTAGTTGCAATTGTTGCAAGTTTAACCAATTGGTCATCGTTCTTTACAGAACTATCAATTAGTGAAGATAGGATAGGACCTACGCTTGCCACATCACCAGCATGCTTAATCATCTTTTTAAGTTCCTCTATTAAACTACTTATCTTTGCTTTCTTTGATGTTTGATTGTTATAGATATCTTCGAAAAGAGAACTTAGATTTTTTCCTTTAAATAATTCGAATTCTGTTGACATATTAATATATTTACATTTTGTATGTATATAAATATGATTCTATCAAAATGTTGAAATTAGACTGGGATTACTTCAATAGTAATCTTAGGTTGGTATCCTTCAGGTAGTTGTCTATTAATACCTTTGAATTCATTTACTTTATCCTTAAAATAAGTAATTTGTAATATACGGTCTGTCAGATTCATTACCGTTTGTGAAGAAGTGGACATCTCTTTAGTGTCCCTTTTCATATTTAACATAGGTTTTTTTGGAAAGTATTCCTTTCTCATAGCTTGTGCTATTGTTGTCCAATCATCTACTTTATCAACGGATTTCTCTGCTGATATTTTTCTTAATTTTGATGATAGGTATTTCTCACCATGTGTATATCCAGCATCGGTGAATAGGTGTCCGTGATTTGTACGAACAACAGGTGATTCGGAGTTTTGAAGTTTAACATCAGGCTTATGCTTTGATGTAGTTTCAATACTAACCATGTGTTTTGGGGATGATACAAATGTATGTCCTTTTAATGCTAATCCACTCTTACCTTTGTATTCAAGTGTTGCTCTAACGGCTTTCATTAGAGTAGGTTGCTTAATGATGTTTCTCATCTTATCACCATCAGGTCCAGGTTTACCACCTTTCTTTACAATTTTATGTTCTGCTTCATCATGTCCAACTAATAGTGCAGAGTTTACAACACCAATACCATTTTCATTCAACCCCTCACTCCAATCAGTTGTTAAATCATGCAGATATGCAACTTCAATACCATCGATGATAGTGTGTACAATTTCTAAAGATGGATTATAAGCTCTATCTCTATTTTTAGCTAAGATAAATTTATCCTTAATTTCTTTAGATACAATGATGCACTCTGTAAGTTTCATTTCCTATTGGATATATGCGTTTAATTCGTAAGAATTTTTCATACCATAAACCTGAATGTGTAGCATTTTCTTTTGTGGTTTACCATCCTTAGATAATTCAATAGAAAATCTATTTGTTTTTCCCGGAGATGGTTTTCTAGGCCCAACACCTATTTTGGTAAACGCATCATCATTGTTTATTTCATATCCTTTTTTCTCTGCATATTCTCTAGCTGCTTCAATAGCCGATGTATATGATTTGTGATATACTTCGTAATCCGATTTCTTTTCACTAACTACTTTCTTACTTGCAAAAGATACGGTTGGTATATTTCCAAATGTTTTATCAACTTTAGCATCAATTCCAAATTTTGATTTTAGCATCTTTACAACATCATTACCAAACTTTATATCAGTAAGTTTAAGATAAATGTAATTTCTATTAGGTGTATTTTCAACATGTCCTTTTACCATTTTTGAACCTAGCGTTTTAACAATATCATCCACCACATCTGCTGCAAGGTATCCTTTAAATTCTGATTCTTTAATAGGATTCATCTTTTCATCCGATACCCAATATGCAGTTCCTCCACCAATTGAATTACGGAACATCTTTTCCATTTTTTCAGCGTATTTCTTCGCATCATTATATGAATTAAATACCTTTGGCTTATTTGTTGTTTTAAATGTTTTTTGGTCAAATTCTTTTTCCAAATCTTTACCCTGTCCTCTACCTCTATTGTAGGTTACATAGTATTTCTTTTCGGTTAGAGTTTCTTGTTTTATATGCAAAGATTTTTTAATAAGGTCTTGAATTTCCTCAATTGCAACAAATACTTCATCTCTATCAGCATCACCTCTTTTGTAATCAGATTCCAAATATTTTAAAGATTCAATTTCATCTACTATTCTAGGAACATCAGCTTTATTCAAATTCTTAGAATTGGATTTATAAAAACCAATAAAATCTTTATATGAAGTTAATTTTTCAATATCTTTTTTGGTAAACTTTTTTACAGAATTTATTGTTGCTTCGCTTAGTATTTTCTTTAAACTTATCATATTCTATTTTATTAAAATGCTCCGTTTAATTCTTTAGCTGCATCATCTCCGTATTTTGATTTGAATTTATCTGTCAAATCTTTTAAAATACTACTTCTATATTTAGAAACTTCGGATGGCATAGAACCTTCGATGTCATGTATTGTTTCAATTGCTTGTAACAACTTAAGAGCCTTTGTATTATTTAAAAATGTTGCCAATTCGATTACTGCCGCAGTGTGGTCATTTCTATCAGTCAATTTAGCTATCTTCTCTATAATTTGCGTAGTATCCTTTACTTCGTTTACTTTAGGTTTTCCTGTTACAATACCCATTAATTTTATCATCTTATTTCTTTACTTTAATTTTCCAATATGTACCAAATCCAACATAAGGTGAGAATCCACCATTAGTTCCATCAGTTGTTCTATTGTTTACACCAATACCTAATTGATAGATTTTATCTTTTTTAGTTTTAAGAATTACACCAGCTCCAATTGCTGATACATAATCTTCTTTATTAAATCCTGCATTTAAACCATAATATACTTGATTTCTAGCTGGCTCTTTAACAATCATTTCTTCTTTGATGATTCTTTCTTTTACTTTAGCATCCCAAGTTCTACCTAAAATTCTATTCTTTGTGATAGTATCAGTTAGAGCGATAGTTCCTAATCCACCATCTAATACTAATGTATCTTTGTAAACTACCTTCGCTAAGTAATCTCTAAGAATTTCTGCACTATCCACATTAACCAATTCTTTAAGTACTAAAGTATCCACATCAATTACCTCATGTACAATATCTTCACCTTTTTTAGTTACCACTTTTACTTTCTCAACTTCGATAGTATCAATTGTATGTTTTAATACTTCATATTTTTTACCATCTATTCTAATAGTTCTACCGCCTGGCATTACTCCACCTGGATTAAACCATTGTAATAATACATAGATAATCAATGCTGCGATAGCAATGTTTTTAAAATTAACAAATTTTTTCATAATATATTCTTTTTTATGTGTATAAATATTCGATTATTTTAAAATACCATCTTTGACCCAATTTGGAAGTTATTCAAAAGACTAAATTTAGGTTCAAATGTCATAGCCCCTCTATAAGATACTCCTAATCCAAATCTTTTACTGATTTTGTAATCATATCCTAAACCAATAATTGCACCTGGCGTTCTTGTTACTGATGTATTTCCAGTTAAAGTATTCCAAGCTATTGGTGATTGCATTACAAATACTTGTGGAGTTAAGGTTACTTTTCTACTATATTGATATGGTTTCATCCAAAATCCAACAGCAGATGCACTAAGGGATACATCATATCCTCCACCACCAACTCTAGGCATCATTAAAGTAATCACACCAACATTATATCCCATCGTTCCCCATTTAGGATGTGGTTTGATGTAAGTGTACCCATTAAGGTTCATTAGAGTTCCTTTAAGGTAAGCAAATGTGCTTCCGTATGAATGTATCGCATTTAGTTTGCCCTCCTCAAAATCCATCTTAGTAACCCCAGCACTCAAAGCAAATTGGTCTAAGGTACTCCAAATCAATGCGGTTGCTGAATATGATTTATCACCCATTAAAGATGATTTAGATACACCCACACTCATCATTACAGCGTATCTACCTTCCATATCCTCCGTTCCAGCCAAATCAGATGCTAGCATCATTGGATTTGCTACGGATTTCTTTTTTTCCTCTTTTTTCTTTTCTTCCTTCTTCTCCTCTTTTTTCTCCTCTGATTTTGATTCCTCTTTCTTTTCTTCTTTGCTTTCCGATTTAGTTTCTTCTTTCTTTTCTTCAGTCTTACTTTCCGATTTACTCTCCGATTTTGATTCAGAT